ATGCAAGTGGCCGATGGTCGCATTTTGAAAAAAGGGGGGCTGGGGTACGGTGGGAGGGCTCAAATCGGGATTTTGCACGGGTGTGGCCCCTGGAATGCTGGCCGCCAGAGGTTCGAGCCCAGCTGGACCAATGGCCTGTGATGCGTCCATCGATGTGGAGGGCTTGAGAATCTCGAGGTCCTGCACGGGTTCGGCCTTTCCCGTGATGCGCTCCAGCAGCTCTTGTGCGGAATGCTTTCGCCTGGTGTCAATCGATGCGCTGGTTTGAATGGCCAGCTTGAGAGATTGCAGCAGCTTGTCTCGCATGCTAGATGCGTCCAGCGTGTGGACCACCTCCCTGCGCTCACTGAATAGAGCAACCTCTGTCATTTTGCCCACGAGCTCGAGCGCTTTTAACTGCTGGGCTGGGGCGATTCCATCATTTAACGCCATGCTTGTAAGCTTATGGATCGCCATGGTCCTGATTCGAGCGGGTAGAAGATATTCCTCTGCACTTTTGGCCGCTTCCAGGGCGGTTATGTACGTGGCCACGCTGGGCTTGTTTGCGATTTTCTGAGAATCCCGTCCAGCTGTGCGGTTGGAGCCTTTGTGATCATAGGCTCGCCTATATGCTTCGGTTTTGTTTCCCGTGGCCACCACTTGCTCGGCAAAGCGCTTTTGTTTGGGTGTGAGTTTAATATTTGCCTGGGCGCCTAGAATGATCCGCTCAATTGGGATCTGTTTTATCCCTTCGGCTATTTGCTGCTTAGTTAGTTTGGCCATATAAGTACATTTTGAGTATTGGATAGGGTTAGAGTTTATGCTTTTAATAGTGTTATTGCAACACTGGGCTGTTCCGCTTCGCTTTTTTAGCCCCTAATCGATTACCAGGCGCTCATTTATTCAAAATATTTTAAAAAAGCTCTTGAAATCTATTGACAATTGCCCCACAATGTCGGTAGGTCCACATGGACCAATTCGACTGCTAGCGAATTAATCAACTTAAAAGGGGAAAACATGTATTCAATTAAATCCGTACTAATGAAGCGTGACGGCTACACCGAAGCCGAGGCGCTCGAGCTAATCGAGGAAGCCCGAGAGCTCGTGGCCCAAGGGGAAAACCCAGAGCGTGTGCTACGTATTGAATTCGGCCTTGAGCCTGATTACGTATGGGAGCTCATATGACTAAGTTTTGGGGCTTTTATATCATCAAGGCGGCCGTGTGCTTGGCTGGGTTCGGTGTGTCAGTAATGCAGGGCGAGCCGAGCTCAACGCTTTTAACCGTGGCCGCTTTGTCCATCGTTTGCATTCCATTATTCTATTTTCTGGAGGATTAAAATGATTCATTTAACATTAACTGGGATATATGCAGGGGTTCGACTCTGCAATACAAGCCGAGAGGATGGCGAGCAAAACGCACACGCTATTTATGCACCAATCGAAAAACCCGAATTTAGGGCGCTTTGTTGCCCTGCGTGTTTAACTGTATGGGAAAAACCCGAAACGGAGGAATCATGATTCAATTGAGCAAAACATCTAAATTAGACGGGATCATGAGTTGGTCGCTACAAGCTCTGGAAACTTGCCCTGGTTCAAAAGAAAAGGGCCAGCTGGTTCCTGCGTGTGCTGGTTGCTACGCTACAACTAATTTTTATTTAATGGATTCCGTCATTCTTCCACGTGAGATAAATCGAACCGATTGGGAGCGCTCGGGCTGGGTGGCCGATATGGTCCAAGCCCTGGACAATTCCCGCTATTTTCGCTGGCTGGATTCGGGGGATCTCTATAACGTGAAGCTGGCCGAAAAAGTTTATAAAGTAATGAAGGCCACGCCTTGGGTTAACCATTGGCTGCCGACTCGCATGCATAAATTTTCTAAATTTAAAAAAGTATTTGACAAAATGCAAGCTTTGCCGAATGTGTCGGTTCGGTTTTCCAGCGACTCCGTCACGGGCCAATATGTAAAGGGCCTTCACGGTTCAGTCATTATCCCGACTCCAGCCGATCTGCCAAGGGGCGCTAAGTTATGCCAAGCTTATGCCAATGGCGGAAAATGTTCGGGTTGCCGTGCATGTTATGACAAAAAAGTGAAGTTAATCGCTTACCCTGCCCACGGTCATAAAATGGCCAAAGTTATAAAAATCGAGGTATCAAAATGAAATTAAAACCCCAGCTCATTAAATTAATCAATTCCGATCCTATCGCTTATATGATGGTCTTAGAGTCAATTGTGCGATACACCGATGAGGTGGCCGAGAGCACGCCAGCCGACTACCCCGAAAAGTGCTGGATTCATCCCGAGCTATGGATTAAAACGGCTCAGGATATACAACACACGCTCAAAATATAAACCTGAAGCCCCACGGGTTGGGGCTTTGGGGTGCTATTTTGCACTTGTTAAGGGGACTATATGCAATTTTCTTTTAATTCTAGGGCCATACCTCGAGCGCTGGCCCGTTCAATTCTAATCAATTCCTGCCAAAACCAAAGCGCCCAGCAGTTATCGGAGCTCTTTAAGCTGGCCACCCAAGGCGATGAGCTGGCGATTCGGTTCCTGGCAGCCTATAACATTGGGGTGCACCCGTGAAACCTCTAATTTTATTTACTTATTCCCTGGCTGCAATTTTTTTAATCACGATTTTAATTGCACTCGGATGGGAAATCGGAAATCTATTCACTGGGCTGGGGCGTTTTTTGCGCCAATTTTTCTGAAAGGGCGAAAATGAACAAAGATCAACTCATCAAAGCTTTAATCCAATATGAGCTTCAATTCCTGATCGATAACCCACAATGGCTGGAAGATACAGTAAGCTTTTTTGCCGCTGGAGGGTTTAACGATATGAGTTATGAGGTTTTGAGAAATTTATACAAGCAACACTTGGAGGTAGTATGAGCCCTCCACCGCTTTGGCAACAAATCATAGGCGGTATTGTCACCGCCCTTTGTATATATCTCATGCTACTATTGGCGTTTTATTAAAGCTTTTGGGTCTGAATCAAGACCCTTTTTAATGCCTGTGACGCTTTAAACTTCCCTACTCTCATATGATAATCATTGAAGTCCTCCCCGACTGTGCCAGAGATCCAATACGGCTTGCCTGTTTCTTTAGCCGAGAGTTCGCCAGTACCGTTGGAGTCGTTATCGGCAATAACGATCCCCTCCCCATAGTGCCTCGCTACCGCCTTGATGTTGCTTGCACTAAAGCACACATGGATTTGATAGCGGATATTACTGGCCTTCATAATCTCCCTGACGCTGAGTCCCGTGGCGTAACCCTCGCAGAATATCGGGACTCCTCCTGCATCCATGGTAAACGCTGCGCCCTTGGACGTTTGACCGTAGAGGAACTTCTTTTGCCCATCACCATCGATGAGTTGGCAACCGATGAGTCTCTTGTTGATACGCATTGGTATAACTAATATCGGCTGGCCGTCTTTTAGCCACACATTGCCCTCTTCGTCCTTAAACCCTTTTCGATCCAAATAGGGATGTGTTCCAAGCTTGGTCTGGTGCATGATCCAGCCAGCCTTGGAGGCCGCCTTCTCTGCGAGCTCCTCCCTCTCTCGGTTTGATCTCTCGATCTGTTGCCGTGCATCAATGCTGATTTCACTCTTTCCTTCAGGAAACCAAACCGCTGGCCTATCCATCGTGGCCCAGTTCTGCACCCAGCCGACATCCCCCAGGAATTTATACCGACCATTGTTGGACCTTGGCTTATCCTCTGTCGGTGTTGGAACCCAACGATTCACCATAATACGGTCCACAATCAGGCCATGAGCCTTTGCAAAATCTTCAAATCTCATGCACTTCTCCTCTTGGCCCATGCAATTTGCTTATGTTTAATCCAATTGATTGTGGCAACTGATGGCACTTTGGTCTGATCACTCAAACCTCGAGGCCACACACCGAACTTCTCTCGGTACTTGTGGCTGGCCCAATTCGGGTTGTAGTTCTTCACCTTTGCCATGTACAAAAGCTCAGAATAGAACGATTGCTTTTCATCTTTAAATGCTTTTGGGAGCTCACCCAGCTCTGTTAATCGACCTGGAACCTGTTCCACGGCCAATTTAACCTTCACATGACCGCATGCAGCGCATGTATCGCTGTTTTTTGGCCATAAAGCCCTGCACTTGGGACATTTAGACTCTTTTTTAACCTTTTCAGTCGGTTCTTTCTTTGCTTTTTCCGCCTTATCGTCTAAATCCTTAACCCCATCCTCATAAACTTCTTCCCATTCATCCCTGAATCTGAGGTAATTCCCCGAATGATCGAGCCACAATGCATACTCTTTTCCTGGATGTGTACGCATCACTCGGCCCATTTGCTGGATGTGCGAGGACAATGACTTGGAAAACGGCCTCGCTGACACGCCTATCATGACATCTGGGACGTCAAAGCCTCTGGTCAATATGTCCGTAGCGATCAAACCATGGATCTCTGTATCGGGCTTGGAAAAGTCTTCAATCACTTGCCTTTTGTACTCTGAATTGTCTTTATAGGATACAGAAACAAAGTTATATCCCTTATTGGCAAACTGAGCCACCAAGTCAGCTCCATGCGCCACGCCAGCGCAGAAAACAATCGTTTTCCTTGGCCGACCAAATACTTCATGCGTCTTTTGAATCCATTCCTCAACGATATCCCCTGTGATCTTCATTCCACGCTCTGTGACCTCTTCAGGGCTCCACTCTCCAGCAAGCTTTTTAGCGCCCGTCATATCGATTTCTTTGGAAATATATACCTTGAGTGGGGTAAGCCATTTGCCCTGCACCAGCGTGTTTGTGGTGGCTCCACAGACCACATTTGAGTAGAGTTCCCCCAATCCTTTCGTAAAAGGTGTAGCTGTTAGACCGATAACCTTCAGCTTGGGGTTGTTTTTAATCAAATTAGAGATCTGTTTACGGGTAATGTGGCATTCATCCACAATCAGTAAATCGATCTCAGGGAAGTGTTTACGCCTCTCAAGTGTCTGGGCCGAGCACACTTGGATGCGCTGGGTTTTATCGAACTTCCAATGCCCTGACTGATAGACGCCATGACTTATTCTGTACTTGGAGAGCCTGTCGCTGGTTTGGTCCACCAAAACGATACGGTCCAAAATCATGGCCGACTTCTTATAGTTCTCTGAAGTGGCCTTCATGAGGTAGATGGCCACCTCTGTCTTGCCAAATCCTGTGGGTGCATAAAGCAATTGCGCTCTGTGACCCTTTAAAAATCCATCTCTCAATGCATCAATGACAAATCTTTGATGCTCACGCAGTTCTAACATAGCTACCTTTCAAACGCCCGAGAATCCCCTCGGAGTGGGTTTATTTTTTCTTTTGCATGGCCTTTACTGTACGTAACAACTCTACATTGCGGTGCTGGAACATGTCCCGACTCTCCCTCAATGCTTTGTTGTCCACCTCGAGCACTTTAATTTGATCTCTGAGGTCGCTTACCGTCTCTTGGATGTCATCAATTTCAAATTCCGATGCATCCCACCTCTGA